TTTCTAAAATCTTTAAAAAGGATGAGTCAATCAAGGATGATTATCGCATCACAGCACTGAACGAGATGCTGAGAGAACAAAGCAAATCTTCAAAAGATGTATTGCTGGCAGACAGTTTTAAGACCTGTGGGCTTGGATATCGTTTGATTATGCCAAATGATAATGAAGATGAGTTATCTCTTTTCAAAATAACAACACTCAATCCGATGTGTGCCTTTGTAGTATATAAAAATGATGCGTTCCGGGAGCCTATGTTAGGCGTGTCATTTGCAATAACAGATAATGGGACTTACAAAATCGGTGCCTGGAGCAAGAAAAACTATTTTGAGATTACCCGTCCTATTGGTCTGCGTGCATCATGCAATGAGGGATTTACTGTCAAGCCGTGGGTATATGGAGAAATCCCAGTCATTGAGTATGCCAACGAGAGAAACATTCTTGGTGATAGTTTCGGATGCTTTGAAGCTGTTATCCCAATTTTGGATGAGCTCAATACGGTCAACTCTGATCGCGCAAATGATATTGCCCAGTTTGTCCAGTCTCTCTTGTGGTTCCATAACTGTGAACTGGATGAAGATCAGAAAAAGCAGATTGTAGATGGAAACGGCATGATCGTAACGAAGAGTGCTGGAGACGGACGAGATGCGAAGATCACTTATCTCACGCAGACGTTAAATCAGTCAGAGATTCAATCCTATGTAGACTACTTAAAAGGAGAAACGCAGGAAATCTCTGGAGTGCCGATGTTTGGCATTTCTACTGGCGGCTCCACGGGAACAGCAACAAGTATGTCAAACGGGTACTCTGAAGCAGATTCAAGGGCGCAGACAAGCGAACAGGAATTTGAACAGTCGGAACGTCGTGCAATTAAGATGATGCTTGCGATTGCTCGTCATGATAAGAATAAAGATGATGCGGACATCGGTAGTCTGAGAGTTTCCGATGTGGGAATTAAATTCTCCCGCAACAAGACATACAATCTTACCGACAAGGTCAACGCATGGGCGACGATGCTGAAGAATGGCGCTGATCCACTTCGGGCAACGGAGATCGCTTCATTCACTACGGATCCGCAGCAGTTTACTGTTGATTCAATGGAAATGATTAAGAAAATTCAAGAGTCATATGCCGCAAGCGACAGTTCTGCGACGGACGCGACAAAACCGGATGCTGATAAAATCATGCAGGATAATTCGGATCAGAGCAAAAACAGCCCTCTGTCCGGGAAATTATAAAATCAAGCACTCAGAGATGGGTGCTTTTTATTATGCGGCAGAGAAGCCGCCATACAAGTTTCGCAGCAGAAAACTTCGGAGAAGAAGTATAAAAGCGCAAATTTTAACAGGCAGAGAAGCCTTAAAAACGCAGGAGGTTATTTATGGTGGATTGGAAAGCTATTTTAGGAAGTGCTTACAGCGAAGGAATGACAGATGAAGAGGCGCAGGCGAAGTTCAATGAGCTTTATATGCCGAGGGCAGATCACGACAGAGAGATCCAGAAAAACAAGACTCTCATCGACCAGTACACTGCTCAGATTGCTGAGAATAAGCGTAAGCAGAGAGAACAGATGTCAGAGTCTGAAAAAGCGGAAGCAGAGCGCAAAGAACAGTGGGACGCAATGGTGAAAAAGAACCAGGATCTTGAGAGGACTCTTAAGATTTCTGAGCTGGCCGGTGCCTACATGGAAAGAGGCTTTGATAAGGATTTTGCAACAGAGACCGCGACAGCCATGTATGACGGTGACAATGCAACCGTTCTTAGCAACGAGAAAATCTTTGCAGATAAGCGCGAAGCATCTCTCAAGAGCGCTTGGGAGAAGGAGTATCAGGTAAATCCTCCGGCTGGCAATGGTTCTGGAAAAGTGGACCTCTCCAAGCAGATCGCAGAAGCTCAGGAGCGTGGCGATATGGTTGCCTACGCTTCTTTAGTTCGCCAGCAGAGCGAAATGAATGCAAAAAGATAGAAAGGATAGGTAGAAAATATGGCAGATACATATGCAATGAGTGGAAATACCCCGAATTACAGTGGAATGCTGTTTAACAAGGGTAACACAAAGACTCCGTTCTCCACTATGATCGGTGCGAGACGGAAATCAACGAATCATACAGAGTTCGTGACCGGACAGGAGTTTGAAACAGCGCAGGGTTCTCAGCCGGATATCTCTGAGAGCAAGTCTCTGACAGCTCCGGATTCCAGTATTGTGACAAGAGAGCAGAAAACAAACGTAACACAGATCTTTCAGGAGAGCGTTGGTATTTCTTACGGTAAGATGTCCAACATGGGTACACTTGGCGGAATCAATGTTGCAGGACAGCAGCCGAACCCGCCGACTGAGGAAGACTTCCAGATTGCCGCGAAGATGGCTAAAATCGCACAGGATATCGAGTACACCTTTATCAATGGTGTATACCAGAAATCTACAGGTGACAGTGTAGCCAACAGATCACGTGGACTTTTGAATGCCATTACTTCCAACGCAATTGATGCTGATGGCAAGCCGCTCAGCTTTTTACTTCTCTGTGAGGCATTAAAGCTGATCGATGACAGCAATGGTTCTCTTGATGGACTTATTCTCGGCCTCGATGCTACAAGTAGAATGCAGCTGAATGCTGACGCTGCGGCGAACGGTCTGACTATTGTCAATGCAGGCAGAGTTGTAAATGGTATTGCTATCGATACCGTACTTACTCCGCTTGGCACAGTAGGCATTAGAAGCCTTAAATATCTTCCGGGCGGTACGGTTGCTATTTTTGATCCGTTAGTGATGGCTCCGGTTGAGCAGCCGGTACCGGGCAAAGGAAACTTCTTCCTCGAGGAACTCGCTAAGACTGGCGCAGGCACTAAGAAACAGATCTTTGGCCAGATTGGTCTTGATCACGGACCGGAGTGGTATGCTGCGAAGATTACAGACCTGTCTACAAATATGCCGAAGAATGGTGATCTCGCTCGCAAGGTATATCAGATCTCTGCATCTGATCTTGCTGACGAACCGGCTCTTGGCAAGCTGACAGTGGCATCTGTGGCGAGCACAACAACAGTTGGAAAAACAAAGGTCACAGTAACCCCGGCAAAGGATAGTGGCAATTCCTATAAGTACAAAGTTGGCAGCAACGCAACAGGCGTTGTGCTGAACCAGAATGTACAGACGTGGCAGGCATGGAACGGCACAGATGAGATCGAAGCAACATCCGGCCAGGTAATCACAATCGTTGAGTGTGATGCAAGCTATAAGGCTGTGAAGGCAGGTAGCGCAACAGTTACATCTAAAACAGAGTAGAGTGAGGTGAGAATGAGTGGAAGCGGAAATCTTGGCTGATGTTATGACATATCTCGGAGATGAGGTGGCAGAGTCGGACAAGCCGGTTCTGTTCATCCTCGTTAATCGCGCTATTCGTAAGGTTTGTACGAAGCGTTATCCGTTCGGTTATTCGGACGATGAAAAAACGAAAGTCGTGGAAAAGTATCGGGACACGATCTTTGAAGCGGCTGTTTACTACTGGGCGAAGCAAGGAGCCGATGGGGAGAGTTCTCACAGTGAAAATTCTATATCCCGAACCTACAACTCAGAGGATGATATTTTCTTTGACGTGATCCCAATGGTAAAGGTAATGTAACCCCTCGAAATCGAGGAGTTTAAACGTATGGAAAATCCATACGAATAAGAAAGACGGTGCGTGTCCGGCTACACCTCCCGGTCGGATGCAGGGTATGTGCATGGAATGGTGGTGGGCAAGCACATGATCGTCGTAAATGGGAGGAAAGTGGAGGTTATTATGACAAGAAAAGAAGAACTGTTTGCGTATTATGAGTCAGTGAAGGATAGAGCCGTCTGTGTGACACTCTTCACAAAGATGCCGACAGGAGAAACAGAAGTTATCTCTAATTCAAACATCGAAGCGAAGATGGCATATATCGACAAGACATATGATGATGAACTTGTCCATTCTGGCTGTAAACAGATCTGCATCGAGAACTATGCCTTTGCATGCATGGATGACGCGATGGATTTTGGCAGTGCAATCATGAACATGAAGGAATGGCTCAAGGTTGCCCGCAAAGGTTGGAACGGAAAGCACCAGTATATTCAGCTTGCTTCTGGAATTTCATATAAAGCGCCGGATGGAAAAATCGTCAACTGTGAACACGAGTCAATCGGCAATCGTGCTATTGCATTTGTTGGAACCAGTGGAGTACAGATGGGGTGGCTTGCATCTCAGGCAGATATGCTTGCGGAGGACTGGATGGTCGTAGAGTAAGAGAGACTTAGTTCTCTCTTTTCTTTGCCGGA